TTTAACAAGTTCATCTAATTGCTGCTTAGAAAGCCTATAGGGGGGTTTTTCAAAAAACTGTTCCCCATCAAGGGGTTTTTGCCCATAATTTTTAAACCCCCATTCACAGTTTTCTTTCATGTAAGCAGCATGCCTATTTTTTATAAGGCCCATACCCTCAACGGGTGCCTTCCCCATATCCTTGTAAAATTCTTCAAATTTAAACCACCTTTCATCTATTATATACCCAATTTTACACCCTAAGATTTTGAATTTATGGGTTTTTTTCATTTTTGATACTTGCCTAAGCATACGTTTCCACACCTTATATTCCCAAGTGTGTGATTTTCCATGAGTTTTTTTCGGCATATGTTACCCCCTTTGTATACAGGTTTTTAGGTTGGGGTACTATATAATTGACACAGTTTCTTGTCAAATTGAAAATTTTTAGCATTTTTAAGTATACCATCATGTATTAAATTTTCAATTTTTAAAAATTCCGATCTAATGATTTCAATATGTTGTTATGGTACCCCATTATATGGATACCCAAAAAAATAGGCAATTTTCTCAATGATTTCGTCATATGGAAACCATCATGTATCAATTTTTCTTTCGATTTTTTTATAGAAGTGTATCTTTTACGGTACCCCTATTTAAAAAAATAAATACATGATGGTTTACATAAAACGGTTTTTTCATTTTTTGGTAACGTGGGATTAAGTAGTTACACTGGCTTTTGTCCATATGTCCATAGGGTTTAGGTGCCTGATAGCAAAGGGTATGGACAAAATTTTTTCTCTAATTCTTTTTTAATTTCAATATTTTACATTATTACTGTCCTTACTGTCCATACTATCCAGTAGTTTAAAAAAAAGTATATAGGAAAAAAATTTTTTATTTGACTTTTTTGTATTTTTTGTGGATACCCAAAACGATACAAAAATACCAAATTAAAAAAATTTTCTATATAGAATTTTTGGACCCTAACATGTGACCAAAGTGGTCAAAAACGACTTAAACCTTTGAATTTAAAAAATAAATAGCATGGCCATAGCGTGTGAAATCCGTATCGGACATGCGCGGACACTATGACCATTTGGGTATCTATAAAAAGATACAGTTTTTATGTGAATAACCCCGATGAAAACAGGTGTGTTTGTGGGGGTGAAAAATATATCGGACACACCGCGAGAAACTTTAGATTACTTGCTTTTTAATTTATTGTCAAGGTAAACTACAAGCTATGGAGATTAGTAAAAAAGGAATAGATTTTATTAAGGGTTTCGAGGGGTGTAAGCTTGTCGCTTACAGGGATATCGCCGGGGTGTGGACTATTGGCTTTGGTCACACTCTTGGCGTATCCCCTACCGACCATATTACCTACGATGATGCTTTAAAATTGCTTAGAGAAGATTTAAGAGTTTATGAGAAGTGCATAAACAAAAGTGTAAAGGTTGAATTGACTCAATACGAATTTGATGCATTGGTTAGTTTTTGTTTTAATGTGGGATGTGGTGCGTTTCAGAATTCGACGCTTCTAAGATTTCTAAATGCTAAAGATTTTAAAAATGCATCCGATGAGTTTAAACGCTGGATATTTTGCAATAAAAAAGCATGTCAGGGGTTATATAATCGCAGAGTAAAAGAAAGAAATTTATTTATAACGGGTGAATATAATTGAATTTTGACGCTATTTTAAATCAAGTTGTTGCAGGAATTGTGTGCGCGATTATAATAAGCGGAATGTTTGCCCTTTATAGGTGGGTTAAAAAGTTTTGCAGAGATCTTGATCGAGCTTTTGGAAAAATAAGAGCTTTAGAGAAAATGGTAAGTGATTTATGTCAAAAGGACGAAAAGCTAGAAATAAAGGACTATCCTTCGAGAGAGTCATAGCTAATGCTTTTAGGCTTGCCGGTTGGCTCAATGCAAAACGTCATTTAGAATTTCAAATACAAGATTGTCAAGGCTATGATATCGATAACGTCGAACCCTTTCGAATCCAATGTAAACGGTTCAAAGACTATGCTCCAATTTCTGCTATTAGGGAAGTCAAAAACACCCCTGGAAAGATCCCAATGCTTGTCACTAAGGGTGATGACACCCCGCCGGTTGCGTGCCTCTATTTTTACGATTTAATGCTTTTACTCGCTGAAGCAAAAAGAGCTAATATCGATTTTTCACCCCCAACTATTGACGACTTTTAAAGGGGGTGATACATATTGGTTACCACAAAAACCGAAATTGATTTTAATGCGCTTTTCGAATTTTGGATTTTCACCGGTTTACATATCACCGATTTTATAGTGGGCCTTGATTTTCCAGGGGATTTAACTGATTTAATAAACGATTGGCCGAAAAAACTAAAAGCTAAAATAAAAAATACAGTTGAACCCCCGAAAGAATGGCGATCAACCTTAAAAGCAAAACCAACTGGAAATGTGCAACCAGGGGATATAAATCTTTTCACTTTTCAAAGAGAAATTAAAACAGTTGAACCACTTGATATAATTGAACTTTCCGAAATTGAAGAAACCCCCCTCCCAATGAAACGGGAACAAATACAAGCTAAAATAATCAATTGGCGTGAAAGCCAAGCACTTTCAGATTGGACACTTGCCGAAAAACTTCGAGATAAAATTAAAAATCTTTGTGATGGCGAACATTGTTATCTTGGTGCCGATTATATAAAAAAGCTTTCCGCTGCTTTGGTCGATCTTCAAAAAGTTCAAAGGTTAGCACTTGGTTTGTCGAGTGAAAACATTGGTTTTCCGCTTAAGGGGGTTTCTCAAGGTGGCGAACAATTACCCGTCTGCAACCTGGTAATTGAAGCTGATGCGAAAAAGGTGAAAAAAAGTGAATCTCGATAGGCCCGTAATTGATATTAAAATCCCACATGCTTTTCGGGATATTTACAAACCGGCAAGGTACAAAGTTTATTACGGTGGCCGGGGAAGTGCAAAAAGTCATTCGGTAGCTCGTTATATTCTTTGGAGATGTTTAAAATCCCCTATCCGCGTTTTATGTGCAAGGGAATTTCAAAATTCGATTCAAGAGTCAGTACATCAACTTTTTTCTGAATTGATAAGGGATTTAAATCTACAAGCACTTTTTAAAGTCCAACAATCAACAATCGTTAGTTACACGGGATCGGAGATATTTTTTAAGGGGATTGCCCATAATGTTGAAGGTGTTAAATCAACTGAATCAATTGACATTTGTTGGGTTGAAGAAGCGGAAACGGTTTCTAATAAAAGTTGGGATATTTTAGGCCCGACGATAAGGAAACCTGGAAGTGAAATTATAATTACTTTTAACCCAAGGTTTGAATATGACCCAACTTATCAAAGGTTTATTGTTAATTGCCCACCAAATACAGTTAGAGAAAAAGTAAACCATGACGATAACCCCCATTTTCCCGATGTGCTTCAACAAGAAATGGAGCACATGCGAGCAACTGATTATGAAAGATATTTATGGATTTGGGAAGGGTATCCTCGTTCGATTTCGGATGCACAAATTTTCAAGGGAAAATGTGTGGTAACTGATTTTTCGAGTGAAGGGGTTGAAAATTTCCGTTTTGGTGCCGATTTTGGTTTTGCAAAAGATCCCGCCACATTGATTCGTTGTTTTATTCGAGATGCGGATTTATTTATTGACTATGAAGGTTGGGGTTACGGTGTTGAGTTAAAAGATTTACCGACACTTTATCGAACAGTACCACTTTCAAATAAATATGAGATTCGGGGTGATTCATCTAGGCCCGAAACTATTGCCTTTTTAAAGCGACCGGAAAACGGAAGTTTTAAAATGTTGGCTGCTGAAAAATGGCCAAGTTCAGTAGAGGAAGGAATTGAATTTTTGAGAAGTTTTCGAAGAATTGTTATACACCCTAGATGTAAACACATGATTTTTGAATCAACTGCTTACTCTTATAAAGTTGATAAAAGAACAGAAGAGATTTTACCAATTCCGGTTGACGCGCACAATCATGGTTGGGATGCGGTTAGATATGCATGTGAACCATTAATAAAACAAAAAGCTACCATATATCAAAAAGGTGTTGTCAAATAAATTACTTTCAGGTAAAACCTGTTTTAAATGTAACAAAAATTTATTTTTAAAACGGGGGTAATATTCCGGTGACAGTGAAATTTCAACAAACAGATAAAACAGCAAACGATCCCATAAATATTTTAGTTGAAGGTGGCCATGGAGATATGGCGATTGCAGCGCCATGGCTCGAAACATTTAGAGATGCAATCGGCACCGATCAAAAGTTGAATTTATATGCAAGGTGTCCTGAACTTCTTAATATCTGCCTTCCTTGGTTAACTGAAAAAGTAAAAACCTTGGATGAATTTAATAAAGATCGTGAAACTTTTTCATACTATCTAACTGTAACCGATATGGTCCATTGGACATGTAACGAGTTAAATTTAGTTATGCCCGTAACAATGGCGGCATTATTTCAAATATGGCTAGATCGATCGAAACCATTTCAACATTTCTTTCCACATTTCCCAAAAACCGCGCCATTTTTTTCTAATGCCGTTATTGATGCGGGCATGAATAGAAACACTTTTATTTTTTATCAAATGGGATTTAAACCTAGAGATTTTGAATATAAATGTGAAAGACCTAAAGAAATGCCAGAAAAATGCCTTGTCATAAATGATGGTTTTGCATCATGGCATAGGACAAATCGAGCTACAAAATGCTGGGATATCCACCATTGGGATAGTTTTCTAAGAAGATTTAAAAGTAAACATCCAGATATAACAATTGTTCAGGTGGGAAGTGGTTTTAATTCAATACCTTTAAGATCGGACATTAATTTGATAGGCAAAACTAAACTAGCCGATTTAATTGCATGGGTAACACATGCCGATTACTATGTTGGGAATGATAGCGGGCCTACGCATATTAGGCATTGGAGTAAAAAACCTTCTGTTGTTCTTTTTGGACCTTCCCCCGAAAAATATTACGGTTATCCTGAAAATATTAACCTTACATCAAAGGTGTGCTACCCTTGCTATTGGATGCGTGAAGATTGGAATGAAGTTTGTAAACTTGAACGTCCGGGATGTTTAAGACTTAAGAAAATAACACCCGATATGGTTATGAATGCAATTGGGGATATAATTAATGGAGAATACCAAAAAATCTATAGAAATGAAATTAAACAAACCGAATCGAAAACAGCGCCGAAAAGCGTTATCAATATTACGGCGGGAAAAGAAAAAGGAAAATAAAGAGAAAAAAGAGGGTTAAAATGTACCAAGGATGTAACGATCAATATTTTGGACACGTGACCTATTCCCAACATGGTGAAGATTTACTTTTTGCCAGTGTTTTTAAAACTCTTGAAATAGAAAAACCCACGTATCTTGATATCGGAGCTAACCATCCGTTTAATATTTCGAATACAGCACTTTTTTATGAAAGGGGATCAACTGGGATTAATGTTGACGCTAACCCCAATGTGATTTTTGAATTTCTAAAACATCGAAAAGAAGACAAGAATATAAATGTGGGGGTTTCCGATAAACCAGGGGTTTTACCTTTTTACATGTTTGATATGACTTCAGGTTTAAATAGTTTTGATAAAATGCGGGTTGACGAATTAATAAAAAGTGACCCAAGATTAAAAATAAGAGAAGTTAAAAATATCAATATTGTTACTATCAATGATATCCTTTATGAACATTTTCAGGGGAATTGTCCCGATCTTTTGAGTATTGATGTTGAAGGTTTAGATGAAAAAATAATTAAAAGCATGGATCTTGATTCGTGGCGACCGGTTATAATTTGTCTAGAAATGTGGCAATATGAAGTTGGTGATATAGTGGATTATTTAAATAACAAAGGTTATGATGTGCTTTGTCGCATGGGCGCTAATTTAATATTTCTTCAATTTATGGATTTAGAAAGAATTAGAACATGAGTGAAAACCCGATCCAACATGTGAACTCGCTTGCCGAAATGGTTCAAGAAGTTGCAACCGAAGTAACAAGAACAGATACCCTAAGATTAAATAACCGTTATACTAATGTAACCCAAGATCGAATGCTTTTAAGCCAAAGCTATCTTGAACATGGAATAATTCAAATTTTAATCGACCAACCGGTTGACGATGCATATAAAGGTGGTATTGAAATTTTTGCAGATGAATTTGACGCCGATGACATTAAAGAATTTCAGCAATTTCTTGAAGATGAAAGAATTATTGAAACCTACGCACAAGCTAGAAAGTGGACAAGGCTTTTTGGCGGTGGGGGTGTAATAATAAATTGTGGTCAACAAATGGACAAGGCTTTTAATATCAAAGATATTGACGAAAAAACCCCTTTAGAATTTTATGCTGTGGATAAGTGGGAAATATCTTACATGCCGATAGCTAATGAATTAGATCAACTTCAAGAAGATAAAAGAGATGTTCCTTATAACTACTATGGGACAAGAATACATAAAAGCAATTTAATTAGGCTTAAAGGGAAAGAGGCGCCTTCACTTATTCGCGGGCAATTTATGGGTTGGGGGGTTTCAGAAATTGAAAGACTTCTACAAAGTTACAATCTTTTTCTAAAACACAACAATGTTATTTTTGAACTTCTCGATGAAAGTAA